GGATTCTCTCCCGAATCTCAGAAGCGATGTCTCCTGGTACTGCGATCTTGACAAGCTTACACTTGTCAACCCACTTGTTCAAGGCTACGACCCCCCACGCTTTTGTAAGCGGTGGAGGGAGCTTTGCACAACGAGTGAGCTTCTTGAACGCAGCGCCAACTTGTGCCCTGGCTGGTCTACCAGCGACCTTCTTTCGGTTGAACTTATCACCACAGATGAGTCTCACCTCGTCTTCGACGAGGCAGTTCTCAAAAGTGATGAATTGTTCAACCGAAACGCGTGCTGCCTCCGCTCCTTCTGGAACGTCGGTAAGACCGTATTGACTTACGGCCTTAACGGCTTTCCAGTGCACGGAGGGATGCACAACACGCGCCAAAGGTCGCGGGTAGAGGCCCGCCTCTCTGAATGGTGTCTTGGCGTGGACTCTGCACGCGTCGCTGATTGTCGGCTCTCTACACACAAGAGCTCCCAGTCTGCGTCGCACAGCGTGTCCTACGTCAAGACCGCGACCCGTGTACCCAAGACCGCCGAGACCCACCGGAAGGTGGGTCCTGACGTCTTTGATAAGCCACGGGAAGCGAGCCTTCATAACTCTCTCCATACGCCGCAAGTAAATGCCCTCGAGCTCGAGAGGAGCCGGGAGCGGGGCCTTGAGCCCCACAGGCGGTATGGTGGGAGGTCTGAAGACCACCATTCGGTTTGTCTGCTCTTCTGGGTGGGCAAGAATTTCGCAGGCAGTCCACGAGTGGTCTGCCCTGAAAGTCTTGCTTCGATTCACCGATGCACCCACGTTGGCGATCCTGTTCCGGTACTCGTCCATCTGTGCAGATGGACTACCCCGACGAGAACTCTTGCGAGATCTCCCAACAGCATCGTCACCATGTGTGAATCGGCGATCGAAACAGCTGGTAGCCCAGCTGTTCACCCAGGAGAGAATGACAAACGAGAGAGGCGTGCCCATCGGACTGCCACGACGGAATGCGACGTCCCTTCCGATCTCTGTGCTGGACACGAGATCCGGGAAGTACCACGTCGCATTCCCCTCCAAACCGAGCGACCGCTTCGCCATGCTGAGATCCGCCGGACGGATCGCATTGCACGAAGCGAGCGCTTCGACTACTACCTCGATGACATTGTGTGCGAGTCCGTCCGTCGCCTTGGACAGGTCCAAGGAGTAGAACGTATCGCACCCAGTGTCACGTCGAAGACCGACGGGGGGCCCCCTGGACATGTCTTCAGAGCGCCAGTGGTCTCTCGCGAGACCACCGTGGCGCAACGAAGCACGTATCCAGGAACCCTCGATGTAAGTCCGTGCGTCAGGAACACCTATGACGCGGATCTTATCACCGGGGGCCCGGAGCGCTGCTGCTTTCATAGAGAAGGGTTTCCCCTCCTCTCTGAGTTTCAGCAGACCAGCGCAACGATAAGCCTCCCGCAGGTCTTCTGCGACACCGAAGCATGGACGCAACACGACTCGGGCCTTCTGCAGGCAGAATCCGCCGAGCGAGTCGTGGGTGTACGCGTGGAAGCGCTGTTGGGTCGCCCCTTCAGCCTCCAGCTCATGCCCCAGGTGTTCGAGGTAGCCGTCGA